CCACAAAAAATGATTTTATATAAGTCATAATTAAATATGGAATTCGAAAATCAACTTAAAAATGAACTTGAATTTAAAATTGAACATGATGATAATTCTAAATCAATAATTAAAAAACAAGTTGAAGAATTAGTAAATCATATTGAAAATAAAGAAGAAAATATTAATGAAACTGAAGATAAAGATGAAGATGAAGAAGAAGTAGAAACTGAAGATGAAGAAGAAGTAGAAACTGAAGATGAAGAAGAAGTAGAAACTGAAGATGAAGATGAGTTAGAAGAGGAGAAAGAAGAGGAAAAAGATGAGTTAGAAGATGAGAAAGAAGAGGAGAAAGATGAGGATGAAGATGTAGATAAAGATGTAGAAGAAAAAGTTGAAGATGTTAAAGAGGTTGAGGAAGTTAAAGAGGTAGAAAAAAAGGAAGTTAAAGAAGATATTTTAACAAGAATATTAAATATGTTTAAATTTTTTGATTAGTGTAGTTGTATTAAAATATAAATTTTAATATAGGTTATTTTTAATAAAAAAAAGTAGTTATTAAAAATATAAATGGATAGTTTGTCTGATATGAAACAAATAAAATCGTCAAGAAATTATGATAATTATGGTCTTGGTAGAGAATATGATTTATTAGAATTAAAGAAGAAAAAAAATGGTAGATTATTTAATGAAGATAAAATAGAAATGTTAAATGATAGAGATTTATTTAATAAGACTTCTACGATAGGTGAAGAATTAGATATGTCAAATAATGATTTTTTAGATAGTTTTGGGATGCCAACATTTAGTGGTCAAATATTTAAAAATAAAAAATCATTAATTAGAACTCCTTTTATTCAAGAACATAATAATAAAGAGGATTTTGTATCAAAAGATTCTGATTTACATGAATCATTTGCATCAATTGGTGATTTTAGAAAAAGTAAACAAATGGATAGTTTAACTTATATGGGTTATAATGGAGATGCAGTTGAAACAAATGATGAAACAAAATGTAAAATAGAAAAAGATATAGTTAGTTTTGAATATGATATGAATTTATCTAAAAAGAAAGATTTTTTATTTGATGTGAATTCTCCTTTTGCTCTAGCTTATTTATGGAAATCGTTAATAATATTAAGTAAAAATCCAACAACAACAAAAATTTTGAATGCTTTAAAAATAGAAAGAAAAGAATTAGTAGCAAAAGATTTAAAAAAATATGGTAATATATTTGAAGATTTAGGAGAATTAAAAGTGTTTATACCTGTTATAAATAATCAAACAGATAATAACACGATAATAAAATTGTTTGATTTATATAAAATAAATGTGAATATTATAGAAGATTTTCATGAAGATGATATTGATCGTGCAGAAATGTATTTAAAATATAATTTTTCTTTAGAGATACCTTCAGTTTATAATCCAATTGAAAAACATGATTATTTTGTTGGACATAAAAAAACTAAAACAAAATTTATTGAAATGTCAAATGTCCCTGCTTCTTTAATAATTGATGAAGAAAATGATTTTGTAAATTTAGAAATACCTATGGGATCTGATTTAGTGTTAGGTTTTATATATAATACTGAAAGACATTTATTAGATGAAATTGATTATGAATTTATAAATTTAAAAAAAAAACCAAATGCTTTAATAAAATCTTTAACAATTCCAAAAATAAATAGAAATAAAAAGTCTGAATATAGTAAAAATTTTACTGAAATATTATCAAGTATTCATTTTGGAGAAGTATGTTATGGAAAAATGTATAATGTAAGTGCTAAAATTAATGTTAGTTTAGAATTAGAAGTTGTTAATGATAAACCAAAAATAAGTTCTAAAATACAAAATAATATTCCTAAAATAAGTGTAAATCATCCTTGTTATTTTTATATAAAACATAAGAATATTCCAAATAGAATATTTATGAATGGTTTTATTAATTATTAAAAAATAAATAAATTTTTTTAATATAAATAAAAAAAACGATTATAGTATAATGTTAACAAATAAAACAGATTTATTAGATCCATTAAGTGTAATTGTAAAGTTATTTATTTACTCATATAAAAATACTGGAACAAAAATTTCAGTTCAGAATAATAAAGTAACTATTCAAGAAAATTGGGTTTTATTTCAATCAGCAATGAGAACAATTATGAGAGATAATAAAAATGATTTAAATATATTATATAATCCAATTATTCATGCTTGTGATATTTATCTAAATAGTGGAAAAAGAGAAGAATATAAAGTATTATTTGAAAATATGACAGACGCATTTTTAAAATTAAAAGAAACATATAAAGGAACAGAAATAGTTTATACAATTGAAAATATAGAAAAAAGTGTAAATTCTTTTTTACTTGATGAAGAACATTCAATAACAAAAGAAATTAAAACATCTAATAATCCTTCTTTTGATATAAAATCACAAATTTATCAAAATATTGGAAAAATATGGACAAAAAATAAATTAAATATCTTATTTGGATTTTTAAGTGAAATAAAAGAAGCAACTACCGATGAAGAAATTGAATATATTTTAGTTTCATTAACTACATATATGGATTATATTGACTTGTGTGTATCTAAAAGTATAATTAAATTTTTATGAATTATATTTACTTTATGTGAATATAATGATTAAAATAATTTTGTTTTACAAATGTAATTTTTATGAATTATATTTACTTTATGTGAATATAATGATTAAAATAATTTTGTTTTACAAATGTAATTTTTATGAATTATATTTACTTTATGTGAATATAATGATTAAAATAATTTTGTTTTACAAATGTAATTTTTATTATTGTATGAATAAAATTATATGATAAATTTTGAAAATATATTTTTAATATTAATATATTTAGGAATAATAATTTATTTTATAAAAATTATTATAAATTATTTGATAACAGAAGGATATAAAATAAAATATTAAAATTTTACACCATTCTCTTATTATAATATATAATAATTATAATAATATGAGTAGAAGAAACGATTATGTAACCCAAGATATGCAAAATTTTAATGAATTAAAAAAAATAGAACTTATTACAACAGTAACTGGAGGAAGTATTTTAGGAGGTGTTTTAGGAGGAGTATTTAGTGCAATTAATGAAAGAAGAAATAAATGTAATGAAAAAAATCCTGGAACTATTATTGAAAATATTGTATTAAATGGTGGATTAGGTGCAGGATTAGGTGCTTTATTAGGATATGTTATAAGTCAGAATATTGTAACTATCCAACCTATACCTGATGTAACTATCCAACCTGTACCTGATGATGTAACTACTAAAGCTTAGAACCTATAAGTATTAATTGATAAATTAATTTATTTAACAAAAAGTTTTTATAAGTAATATTTAATTATTTATAAAAATTCTTATTTTATTATTAATAAGAATTGATGTTTTACAATAAGGACATAAATTAGTTGTTATAAAATATTTATGATATAAATAATTTTTTAAACATATTTGACAAGATAAATATAAATCATATTTTTCAATTTCTTTGTGTAATATAAAACAAAAACTATTTTCATTTTCATTTTCATTTTTGTTTATTTTAATTTTTTTAGTTATATAAAAAACAGGATAAACTATTTTTTGTTTAGAGGTGTGGTTAATTCTAGAATAATTATATTCGTTATCATCATTTAAAATATGAGCTATTCTATTTCTTGGAAAAACATAAGACATGTATATAAAATATAATTAATATAAGTATTAAGTTTAAAATGTAATTTTTTTATTAAAAAAAATTATATATGGAAAATCAATTAATAACAGATTGTGATATTATTAATTTATCACATATATCATCAAATAATAAAAAAGAGGTTAATTTAGGAGAAGATATTTTAAGTTTTGAAGAAATTAATTTGCAAAATTTATGTAAAAATCCTAATATTGGTATTATAAGTGATGAAGAAGATATAAAAATATCTCGTTGTTTAGTTCTTGAAATGTTAGGAATTATACCAGATATTGATGAATATGTAATATTTGTTAATAATAAAGATAATTTTTATGAAAATTATGTAAATAAAGAGTGTATAAATAAGTTTAAATATAATAAGATAATAAATTTATTAAAAAATTTAAAAGAAAAAGAACAAAAATGTGAAAATTTTACAAGAACATTAATAGTTTTAGATAATTGTATTGATTTTATATTTTTTGATAAAGAAATATTAGAAATATTTTTAAATGCAACACATTATAATATAACTTTAATAACTTTATTTACAAATTCTTTTTCTCCAAAACCTGAGATAAGAACAAACTTTGATTATATATTTTCATTAATGCCAAAAGAAAATAAATGTTTTAAAATAAATTATGAAAAATATTTTGGAATATTTCCTACTTTTGAAATTTTTCAAAATGTTTTTGAAGAAATATCAACTGATAATACTTTTATGATTATAGAAAATAGAGGTAATGGAAATTTTTATGATAAAATTAAATGGTTAAAAATGTCATATATGTATAATGTTAGTTTTTTAAAGAAATTAGATAATGTTAATAAATTAATATTTTTAGAAGAAGATTTACCTATTACACCAACAAATTCTTTAAATGATAATAATAGTTTTGAAGATACAGATCTTTCTTTTTTAGAAAATATTAGTTCTAATAAATCATTAAAAATTTCTGAATCTAATTCTGATTCTGATTCTGATTCATTAAGTTCAACAAGTTTAACTATTTCTGAATATAGTTCTGATTTGTTTGAAAAATACTTGAAACATAAATCAGAAGATGATTTAGATATAGATGAAGAATATTCTGATTTAGATGAAATATTGAATGATTTATCTGAATGTAATTTGAAAATAGCAAAATCTTTAAAAAAGTTAAATAAAAAAAGAACAACTATATATAAAAATGTATTAAAATGTAATAATTTAATAGTAAATTATTTATAATAAAATGTTTGAGATATAAATTAATAATAAAAATGTATAGAATATTATATAATGGATAATTTTTCGGATGATGATATAATGTTATTTATTAATAAATTTACACATGATGTTTCAGAAAATCCTTTAAGAACGCCAAAAATAACAACTTATGTTCAATATCTTCAAACAAAAAAACATTTCAGAGATAATAATATTGATGAAGATCCTTATTTTAAAAAAAGATTTCAAATTACAATTGAAGATATTGTTGAAATACATAAATTAATTGAAAAAATCAAAAGAGGTAAAGATTTGACAAGAAGTTCAACAAGATATAATGTAATGGGAAATATGAATACAGGATACGAACAATTATATGATGAATTTGATGAAAATGTAGAATATAAAAATGAAGGATTTGAATTAATGAATGAATTACAAGGAGCAACAGATGCTTATTATAAAAAAATGAAAAAAAGTAAAAATAGTAAAAATTGGAAAAAAAGAGCGAATGAATTAAGTAGAGAAGAAGAATTAAATAGAGTTGGTAGTGTTCAAGATTTCCCAAATAGATATTATTATGAGGGAGAAAATTCAGAACGTCCTCAAATTGATTATGATGTTCAAGGGTTTGCAAAAAGTGAATTAATGAATATGGGAACATCAAATATTATTCAAAAGATAGATGAAGTAAATTCTATTTTAGGAGATAATCAATTAATTACAAATGATTTTGATATGGATTATAAAAGAGCACATCCAAGTTTATATTGTAATAAAAAGAATTCTTATCATAATGAAATACAACCTGTTGAAGATATTGCTCAAACACGTTTTTTACAAGATAATGATATTTTAAATCAAAAAGGAAATACACGAAATACTTGTGTAAAAAACAAAAATCCTTTTGAACATCAATTTGATTATTTAGAATGTAATTATAATAGAGTTCCTGATCCAAGATTAGTAGGAGCAAGTTCAAGAATGGATAATAGAAGTATGATGAAAAGATAAAAATTGATTATTTTAATAAATAATTGTTATTTATTAATTTTACATAATAAAATGAAAAAAAATGATTATCCTTGTTCATTAATAATAACTAAAAAGAATAGAATAAAAAAATATTTACAAGATGATGAATATAAAAAAAGAGTTCAACTTATTGAAATTAAAGATAAAGATCTTGAAGAGTTATTAATAACAAAATTAAAAGAACAAGAAAATAAAAATAAGATATTTTTTAAACAAAATAAAGAATATGAATTTAAATGTTATTGCAATGATAGACAAATATTTACAGAATTCCATAGTTGTAATTATATTTTTTTCTTAAATCCTTATGATTGTAAAAATATAATTTGTGTTCAAAATTATTATATAAATAAAAATTTATATATTAATGATAATTGTAAATTTATTAAAGATTTAGGAAACTTGAGACATTTAGAAACATTAAATTTAAAGATAAAAAATAAAAAATATTATAATATACATTGTCTTAAAAATTTAAAACAAATTGTTATTAGAAGAAAATCATATCATGAATTATTAAACTTAAACAATATTTATGGTTCAATTAAAGGACAGTTAAAAAAATTATTAAAAATTAATAATAAATTAAAAATTGATTTTAAATAAATAAATTAATTACATATTAAAAATAGTTAATATGAAAGAATATAAAAATCTTCTAATTTGTGAATTAATAAATGAAGAAAAAAAATATTTAAAAAATGATGAAGAAGTAATAGAATTTATTGAAAATGAAGAAAAATTAAAAAAAATTAAAATTATTTTAAGTTATGAATATATTAAAACAGATTTAAAAAATAAATTAAAAAAAGAAGAAAAAAAATCATCTTTAAGAATAAAAAAAACAATTTCTAAAGATATTGATATTTTATGTGATTGTTTTAGTAAATTTACATGTATATATGCATCTATATGTTTTAATCTTTATCCTTATAAATGCAAGAATATATTTTATATTCAAAATCATTATAATAAAAAATCACTTTTTGTTAATGATTTTTGTAAAAATATCAAAGATTTTGGAGTTTTAAGACAATTAGAAATGCTAAATTTAAATTTTATTGAAAAAAAAAGAAAAGTATATTATAATTTACATTGTCTTAAAAATCTTAAAGTAATAATAATTAAAGAAAATGAATATTTTATAAAAACTCCTCTTAGTGTAAAAAAACAATTAAGAAAATTATTAAAAATAAATGATAAATTAACAATTAAAATAAATGATAAATATTATCATAATACAAAAAAATATTCGTATATTCATAAATTATAAAGTTAATACTTATTTAAAATTTATATAATAACATATTGCTATAAAAAATATTTAATTAAAAATAGTTTAGGTATAGATATAAAAAATAAATTTTATATTTCAAATAAAAAAAATTATTAAATTTGTTAATAAATAAATTAAAACTGTATTTTAAATGAATACAAAAATGTTATTTTTTATTATTTTATTAATAATGTTAATAATATCTATTTATTTTTTGTTTAATTTTTTAAATAATAAAAATGATTATTTTGAAATTATTTTTAATGAATCTAATAATATTAATTATTATGTAATTACTTTAAATAGTAAAGAGAGAAATGAAAACATAAAATTAAGTGAAAAAAAATATAATATTAATATTCAAATTATTGAAGGAGTTAATTGGATTAATGTAAATCAAAATGAATTATTAAATAAAAATGTTATTTCAAGTGATTTTAAAAATAATTTAGACAAAAGAAGTAAAGAAATTGCTTGTTATCTGAGTCATTTTAAAATTTATAATTTAATTAAAGATAGTAATAAAAAAGATGGTTATTCTGTAATTTTTGAGGATGATTTTAATATATTAGAAAATAATTTGATAAATAATAATTTTAATGAAGAAATTGAAAGTGTAATAAATATTATGAAAGAAGATTTTGATATAATATTTTTAGGAAATACTTTTGATAATTCTAAGGATAGATATAAACGTAATATTTTTAATATTGATAAAAATAAAGAAACTATAGGATGTTATGGTTATTTAATAAACAACTCTTCAATAAACAAAATATTAAATCAAGTTAATTATATTGATGAACCAATTGATTCTAAACTAAGTAGTTTAATAAAAACTGATAATTTGAGATGTTTTGTTTTAAAACCAAATATTGTAAATTATAAAGTAGAATTTACAAGTCAAATAAATAAATAAATATTATATTACATATTTTTCTAAAAATTTATCAACTGTTGTATCTACACAAAATATTCTGTGTAAAACAATTCCTAATATAAATAAAATAGAACAAATACAAACAAAACTTTCATCAAAAATATAAGATAAAATAATTGCTGTAAATATTGTCATTAATACATCTATAATTGCAATA